AAATAAAACGTTGCTTTTACAATACATTAACTCCACAGTGATTACTGATGAGTCGTTATTTAGACCTTGGATAAATAGTATTAATGGAGCTGTTGTAAAATGGAAGAATTCTTCAAACGTGGATATTAACTGGGCTTAAAATGGAAATTCCAAATATATTTAAAAATAGAGCTGGTGCTATTCAACTATCAGACTTGGATGGTAACTTTGACACGGTGAAGGTTACGGTTAATCGTCACGAAGAACAGATTGCATCTTTACAAATTGGTCAGCAAACGTTGACTAATATGATCAACAACTTCTCCGCTATTCCTTCTGGTTGTATTATTATTTGGTCTGGCTCAGTTACTGCTGTTCCAAGCGGATGGAAGCTGTGTGATGGAACAAATGCTACACCCGACTTGCGAGACAAGTTTGTTATCGGCGCACGTTCTGATTCTGGTGGTACTGCAACAACATTCGTTACAGGCGCTGATACTAAATCAGGTGGTTCTAAAGACGCTGTTCTAGTTAGCCATATTCACAACGCCACTTCGTCGGCCACGGTTTCTTCAGATACTGATTCTTGGAATGCGAGTATTAGAGCAGAAAGATCTGAGCTATTTGCCAACGGTGGTATAGCAACCCAAGGGTATGATTATACAATGCTTAGAGGTACAGCTAACGATTATGGTACAAATAATACAGTGGTCAATCTTTCAAAGACTCATACTCACGCCCACACGGTAAACGTGACAACTTCTGTTACAACTACTGGTGAAAGTGGTACGAATAAGAATCTACCGCCATATTATTCATTAGCCTACATTATGAAGGTTTAATATGCCAGCAATTGCAGTTATCGGAGATGTTACTACTGGCCATGCTGGATACCCTCCAACACCAATGATATCTTCTCCGATCGAGAAGACTAAGTTTAACGGTAAGAAGCCAGGAGTTGTTGACCCAGATTGCCAATTTGCACCACATTCTCTTGGCACTTCAGTACACCCTTCTGAAATTAGAACTCCAAAGAAAGGTTCTTCTAAGACTAAAATAGAAGGGTATTATTTGGCTAGGATTGGTGATGAATTAAACGATGGTGATATTATTGCCGCTGGATCAGATAACAGTTTTATAGAATAGAATAAATAATAACTATGGCAAGAAATACAAGAACATTCTCAGACTTAGACTTAAACTTCGCCCCTCATCCTGTGACGGGCGATTTGGCGCTTCGTTACGATGATAACTCTATCAAGCAATCGCTTAAAAACCTATTGCAAATACGTCACTATGAGAAACCATTTCATAGCGAAATTGGCAGCCCTCTACGAGAGCTTCTATTTGAACCAATTACCCCACTAACTGAGAAGATGGCTCGTCGAGCTATCATTGATATTATTTCAAACTTTGAACCAAGGGTTGATCTAATAGAGGTTAATGTTATCGCCTCTGATGAAAATAATTCACTATACATCAATGTGGTTTTTAAAATTATAAACACGGAACGTCCGATAACTCTTGACTTCGTATTAGAGAGAACACGATAATGGCACAAACAACAAAAAGAATTAAAGTCAATGCGCTAGACTTTGACGAAATCAAAGATAATCTTAAGAACTTCCTTTCTTCTCAAGAACAGTTTAGAGACTATGATTTTGAAGGTTCTTCTTTCAACATCTTATTAGACGTATTAGCATACAACACTCACTACAATAACCTGTACACAAACTTAGCCGTGAACGAAATGTTCCTTGACTCGGCAAGCAAACGTTCATCTGTTGTATCTATTGCTAAGATGTTAGGTTATGTACCTAACTCTGCAACGTGCGCAAAAGCATATGTAAACGCTACAATTACAGCGCCAACGTATTTCCAGAGCGTTATTACTTTACCAGCTAATCAACCGTTCTTGACTTCTATTGACGGCGTATCATATACATTCTATAACACCTCTGACGTTACAACTGTTGCGGTTGGTGGTTCATATACGTTTAACGATATTGAATTGATTGAAGGTATTCCTTTAACATACAGCTATACAATCCGTAAGGGTCAGAAATATCTTATTCCCAACCAGAATATTGACTTATCTACGTTGATTGTTAAGATCAGAGAAACGCCAGACGATGATACATTCATCGTTTACACTCCAGCTGATTCCGTTACTGAAATGGATTCTACATCTAAGTCATACTTTATCAAAGAACTTGACGACGGTATTTACGAAGTATACTTCGGCGACGGTATTGTAGGTTACAAACCACTTGATGGCAATTACCTGACATTTGAATATTACATTTCTTCTCTAGAAGGACCAAACGGTGCTAACTCATTCTCATACGCTGGTTCAGCCTTACTAGGTTCAGGTTTGACGGTTGTAGCTTCTACTGCTGCTCTTGGCGGTTCTTCTCCAGAAGAAGTAGAATCTATCAAGTATAACGCACCACGTATGTTTGCTGCTCAAAACCGAGCAGTTACCACTGAAGATTACAAGACACTAATCTACAAGAACTTTCCCCAAGCTGACTCTGTAGTTGTATGGGGTGGTGAAGATAACGACCCTCCAATTTACGGTAAGACATTTATTTGTGTCAAGCCAACAGACACTGCTAGATTAACTGACGGACAGAAAGACTTTATCCGCAATCAGATTATTGCTCCAAAGTCTGTTGTTTCTATTACACCTGAGTTCGTTGACCCAGAATACTTTAACGTTCAAATTGATGTTACTGCATACTACAATGCTAAGGTATCTGATAAGAATCCTGCTCAGTTAGAAACTTTAATTCGTGAAGCTATCTACGCGTACGATAATACCAACTTGAAGAAGTTTGATGGCGTGTTACGTTATTCTCAACTTGTTCGTATCATTGATGAAGTTGATCAAGCTATCGTAAACAACACAACTAAGATTCTAGTTCGCCGTGAATTTACTCCACGATACAACCTATCTTCAGAGTATAAGTTGAACATGATTAACCCAATCTTCAAGTCAACTATTCCTGCTGAATCTGTTATTTCAACTGGCTTCTATATTCCAAACACTGCGAACATTCACTACATTGACGATGACGGTCAAGGGCATTTACGTTTGTTCTATTATGATGCTCAACAGAATAAATATATCGTAAACCCATCTATCGGTGAAGTTAATTATGCAAATGGCACTCTAATCGTTCGTAACTTGACTATTGCTTCTATGGCTGATGCTTCTTTCGAATTCGTATTGAAGCCAGAATCTTATGACGTTGTTACTGCGTATAACCAAATCGTACAAGTTGCTCGTAATTACCTAAAAGTAAACGTGATCAACGATATGACTGCTGCTGGTTCTAACCAAGCTGGTAAGAACTATATCTTCACTTCTATCAGAAACTTAAAGTAATATGGCTAATGACCTAAGAGTTGGACTGAAAAACCTTGCAGTACAGCAATTACCAGAATTTATTAGAAGTGAATATCCAACATTTGTATCATTTGTTGAGGCATATTACGAGTTCTTGGATCAACAAGGTGTAGACTTACAATCGGTTCGAGACATTGACGAAACTTTAGAAGACTACATTAAGTTTTTTAAAGCCGAACTTGCTCACAACTATCCAGTTGTTAGTACAGACACTAATACTGAACGTTTCTTACTAAAGCATATTAAAGAACAGTATCTTGCAAAAGGTTCTGAGGCTTCATATAAGTTATTGTTTCGTTTGTTATACGGTAAGGATGTGTTCATTGACTATCCAGGTCGTCAGATGCTTAGAGTTTCTGATGGCCGTTGGACTCAAGACGTTTCACTTTTTGTCCGTGTATCTCAAGGTGTTCCAGAAGATCTTGTTGGTAAAACTATCAACATTCAAACTGCCAAGAAGATATACAACACTGCCGTAGTTTCTGGGGTTGATACTTCATCAGCTGTTACAGCCAGCGTTCAAAAGGTTATTCCAGTAGACGAAGCAAATCATATCTACGAGCTGTTCGTTGATAGAAACTTCTACGGTGATATCGAACCGTTCAACACTATTAAATATGGCTCTGAATTTCAAGCCACTATTTTACCATGTACTGCTAAAATTAAAATCAATGATCCAGGAAGAAACTTTAGACCTGGTATGGTGTTCCAGTTAAAAACTGGTGACGGTACTCCTTTCTGGTTTAAGGTTTCAACTGTAACCGAAAATGGTGGTTTGAAAACTATCGACACTATTAGATTTGGTTTATTCTATAACACAAGTTTCTCTGTAACAGTTCTACCTAATTCTGCAGTATCGACAAAACAAAGACGTTCTGCTGTTGTTTCCGATTTAACATATAATGTAGTTGGTAACGGTAAAGTAGTTGCGGTAACTGTACTTAATGGTGGTTCTAATTATACTATCCCACCAACAGTTATATTTGAAGGCGACGGCACAGGTGCTGCCGCCCATGCGATCATTGAGAACGGTGCTATTACAGAAATTGTAATGGACGATTTTGGTCAAGACTATACTGAAGTTACTGCAAGGATTGAAAACGCACTAGGCAATATCGGAGGTGCAGGTGGAGCATTAAAAACCACTCTGGGTTCCGATTACTTCTATGACTTTAAAGATAAGGTAGACGGTTTCACTGAAGCTGGTTATGTGAACTATGGTGACTATTGGTCTCATGAGTTTTCAGATGGCACATACGTTGGTACTATCGCACGCCAGTTCTTTATTAACGCTGCTGACACTTTAGGTTCTAACCCTGCTATTCTAAACGTGAGTTTAGAAGCTGTCGCCAAATATCCAGGATACTATAAGACTAATGATGGATTCTTAGATGACTCCATGATGATTCAAGACTCTTACTATTTCCAAGCCTTTGCGTATGTGTTAAAGATTGATGAACAACTGCAATCATATGCATCAGTTGTCCGTTCTATGCTACACCCATCGGGTATGGCAATGTTTGGTGAATATAGTATCAACAATTCTATCAGCTTAAATGTTGGTCTTACATCTCTTGTCAAGTCTCTTGGTGTTACTTTATACGACAGTGTTTTGGCCACAGACGGTTATGAAGTCGATCAAAACGGTGTTGTTATTCGTGGAAATTACTTCTCGTTCTATAAAGATTTAAGCACAACATATAATGGATTTGTTGAAACATTTAGATACTCATTCGTTAAGTCATTATCAGAAAGTATAACGACTTCTGAAATCTTCTTCAAAACCTTTACAAAGAGTATTGGTTTTGTTGGACAGGCTGAAACGTTGTTTATGACTGATGATATAACCAAGAACTTTACAAAGAGTCTCGCTGATACAACTCAGTTATCAGAAACATTCACTAGATATATGTTTGCTAAGTCTCTACAAGATTTTCAACCAATTATAGACACCAATGGTATCGCTCTTGCATTTACCCTAAATACCATTGATGATCCAATGTCTGGTATATACCCAGAAAACGGGTTTGTAATTTACAACCCGTATGACCAGGGGTCATATCAAGCAGAACATTACGCCAATGAAAGACCATCGTCTTTTTCAACATAAGGAGTTAATATGAATAAACTTATTCAAAACAGCACAGTAAGCCCAAAGGGTTGGGTTACTGTAACTAAAACAAACGAACTAGGACAGATCACTGAACAGTTTGAAGTTCCTAATTTGGTGGTTACTACTGGTAAAATTTACATTGCTGGTAAGATGATCGCCACTGATTCTAACGTTCCAGTTGCTATGTCCCACATGGCTATCGGTACAGGTACTGCATCTCCGATCGCAGAAGATACCACTTTAGGTACTCAAACTGGTCGCGTGTTGCTATCTGGTAACTTACAAGAAAACAATGCTATCACTTACACTGCTACTTTCCCAGCAGGTACTGGTACTGGTGCAATTACTGAAGCTGGTATTTTCAACGCTTCTACTGGTGGTTCTATGCTTTGTCGCACGGTGTTCCCAGTTGTTACAAAGCAAGCTGGTGATACTATCGCTATCACTTGGAAAGTTACAGTAAGTTAATTTGTACTTTATATTATAAAAATAAGTCAAACTATTAGCGGAAGCAAACATGGCAGATACAAAATTAGTAAAAACGATCCT